ACCTTACAGAATCTCTGTTTGGTACGTTATAAAGAGATGAAATATATGAATTTGTACGGGCAGAACCTGTGAATCTCGAGTTCGACCCCGACGGTCTGAGTCTCGAGATTTTGGTTCAGCCATGGCGTCCGTTTTTGAAGAATATGACAAACTTCTTGAGTCTCAGACTCGCCCTAGCAAAGGAGTCTCACCTGCTGAGAAAGGAGGAACACTTAAGGTGGAGCTCCCTGTCTTTGTATGCAACAGCAATGATGCTGAAACTCGATGGGCATTTGTCTGCTTCGCCTTGAGACTCGCAGTTAGCGACTCTTCTAACAAGCCGCTGAGGCAGGGAGCGATGATCTCCTTGCTCTGTGCACATTCCGAAACCATGCGCACTCACGTGGCGATGGCAGGCAGGAATGGTGAAACATCAATTGCACTTCTGGAGATCGATGCTTTTGTAGACGGAATGCCAGTATTCAACTCTCGCAGCGGAATTACAGATGAGAAAGCCCAGCGCTTCAGTATGATTGCGGGAGATTTGCCTAGATCCTGTTCTAACAACACCCCTTTCATCAATGCTGATGCAGAGAATGATCCCCCTGAGGATATAACAGATGCATTGGAACGGATTCTCACTGTCCAGACTCAACTATGGGTCACCCTAGCAAAGGCGATGACCTCTTATGAGACAGCAGAGGAGTCCGAGGTGAGGAGGATAACAAAATATACACAGCAAGGGAGAGTAATCAAGAAGTTCCTATTATTCCCCGTGGTGAGGAGTAGCATTCAAGTAACCATCAGGTCATCACTGGCAGTGAGAGCATTCATGGTGTCCGAGCTAAGACGTGCAAAGAACACACCAAGCGGATCTAGTACGTATTACAGCCTTGTCGGTGATATCAATGCATATGTTCAAAATGCTGGTCTTACGGCATTCTTCCTGACTCTCAAATACGGGATCAATACTCGCACGCCAGCTCTGGCGCTTAGCAGCCTATCTGGAGATATCAAGAAGCTGGGTAACCTGATGAGACTCTACAGAGAAAAAGGAGACACTGCGCCGTATATGACTCTGCTGGGAGATCCAGACCAGATGCAATTTGCGCCCGCAGAGTTCGCCCTGATGTATTCATTTGCGATGGGCATGGCGTCAGTCCTGGATAAAGGGACTACAAAATACCAATTTGCCAGAGACTTCATGAATCCAGGGTACTGGCGTCTCGGCGTTGAATGCGCCCAACAACAATCTGCCAGCATTGATGAGGCCATGGCGGCTGAGCTCCGCCTGAGTGGGAACGCCCGCAAGGCGCTAGCTAATGCTGTATCCAGAATGACTGAAGGCGTAAGCCAGGACTTATTTGAAGGAGGATCCGCAAGTGTCACCTCAGGACTAGGGGTGCAGGAATCACAGAAGCCATCCAAGCCATCAAGAGGTGACGAAGTCAGAGGACCTGACGGAATTCCCGCTGATGAACAGAGGTTCCTAGATCTCATGAGGAGCATTGCGGGGAATATGCGAGATAGCGATGCTCCCCCTCCTCCTACTCCTGGAGCATCGTACCAAGACCGCGAGGACGACAACCTTGACGGTGAGCCCAGCTCGCAATGGGAGCTCTAACATCACTCTGCCCACACACCGGCGGATCATCGCCCGACCCCCACAACCAACCCACCCGCATCAGCAAACCACAACCCTCCCCATCCCCAATCACAATCTCACTGCCCAACAACTGACCAAGCTCTACTCAATTGCACGATTCTGCATCTATTAAGAAAAAAACAAGCGTACGGGCAGAACTGGTGTTTCCCGAGTGGGCTGTCTACCCGGCTCACATTCCAGAAAGTCTGCCCAACCGCACTCACAACAACCCCCATCCCAGTGATGGCGACCTTCACGGATCAGGAAATCGACGAAATATTATCATCTAGTGGTGCTGTCATCGAAGAAATCATTACTGCAGAAGGCAAACCCAAGGAGACGGTCGGGCGCGGATCCATCCCTCAGGATGCCGCCAAGAAAAAGATAAAGGCATGGGAGATCCACAACACAAAAGACCAAAAGCCAGACTCCACCACCGCCGCAAGCACCGGGAAAGACGCACGCAACGAACAGGACGGCAAAGCCAAGCAAAAGAATACAGAAAAGTCAGAGGACAGCTCGCAAGACAAGACGCCTTCGACCGACCCCGGAGACAACATCCAGGAGCCTGACCGCAACACTGACCAGATCTCTACCCCATCAGCAAGTCTTTTGACCATGCTTGATAAGATAGCCAACAGGGCTGCCATCAAGGGGCTACAACATCCTGAGCAACCAAACCAAATCAACGTGACACCGACTAAAAAAGGGATCATGGCGGGCAACTCAGCTGCAAAGAAAGAAACAGTGGACCAAGCTCTTCATCAGGGGCTGTCATCCGGGACGGGTTCAGGCCTGGTCATAGGAGAGAACACTCCATCTCATGGGAGAAAGAGGGCATCATATCTCTCGGATGGTGCAATCCGATCTGTGCCCCGGTCACTGCAGAACCCCGAAAATTCCAGTGTAGATGCGGAGAGTGCCCCCCAACTTGCCGACTTTGTGCACGCGACGCTCGGGATGATGGAGATGATAACGCAGAGAATGGCAAAGATAGAATATAGTCTTGATTTAGTATTGAAGCATGCTTCTGCTGTCCCAATAATAAAGAATGACCTGCAGCAAATAAAGACAACTTTGGCAGTCCTTGAAGGCAACATAGGTATGATGAAAATAATGGATCCAGGTAATGCCACCATCTCGTCGCTTAATGATTTACGTGCCACAACTCAGCTTAGACCTGTCCTAGTGGCAGGCCCTGGCGATCCTGCTCCGTACATACAAAATGATGGGAGTCTAGCTATGAACCAGTTGGCCCAGCCAGTTAGAGACAGAGTCAACCTGGTGAAAAGCCTTACTCCTCCAGGACCAGATCTTGCAACTGAAAAAGAAACAGTGAGAGCTCTCATCAATTCTCGTCCAATGCATCCAAATTCCGCCAAGCGCCTTATTGAGAAGCTTGAAACAGCTTCCAACATTGACGATATTAAGAAAGTAAAGCGTCTGGCACTCAATGGATAAATGTGCAGGGCAACACAGCCCAGGATCCCCGGAACCGCAAGCTCAACCGCCCGCCCCCGCATACATCTGCCCGCAGCCCTCAACAATCAACACCAAGGACTCCACCACAATGCAGCACCTTCTCAACCCTCCACTCTACTGATTCGACCTGGGCACAATCCCGTCCTTTATCCATAAGATTAAGAAAAAATGTACGGGCAGAATTGGGGTTCGTCGAGGCCAGAGCCATGGAGAGCTCAAAGGCCATTGGACTCGACGTTGACCCTAGCCTGCCCTCCAGTGCACTACTGGCCTTCCCGGTTGTTCTCCAGGACATCGGCGATGGGAAGAAAGAAATCACTCCTCAGTTCCGCACCCAAAAGATTGACATATGGAGTGAGAGTAAAGGGGATTCTGTGACAATCACCACCTATGGTTTCATCTACGGCCCAAAAGGAGGAGAGCGCATCTCCGGTCCCATATCTGCAGGGGGCAACACTGAAGTCCTGAGTGCAGCAATGTTGTGTCTCGGAAGCGTCAGCTATTCTCATGGCCTCCCTGAGATTGCAAGAGCCGCTCTAGGAGTCGTAGTATCATGCAAGAAAAGCGCTACTGATACTGAAAGAATTATATTTACTGTCCATCAAGCGTCTCAACTGCTGCAGGAGGCAAAAGTGATATCAAACCGATATTCATCAGTGGCAGCGATTAAGTGCCTAAAGGCACCTGAGAGAGTCACGAGCGGTATATCCTTGGAATATCGAGTTACTTTTGTCTCTCTTACTGTAGTCCCTCGTGGAGATGTGTATAAAGTGCCACGTCCTGTCCTGCGCCTCCATAGCAAGCATGTCTTTAACATTTCTTTGAGTGTTAAGATATGCATAGAAGTGCAGCCAGGTCACCCTATTGCTAAGACCCTCATCAAGCAGAGTGATGAATACTTCGCAGACTTGTTTGTGCATGTTGGCATGATATCAGCCATAGACAAACACGGGAACAAATTAGCCATGGAGAGACTTGAGAACAAAATCAGGCGAATGGACATGTCGATAGGACTCCTGGATATATTCGGACCGAGTATAGCACTCAAGGTCAGAGGGAAGAGGACCAAAGTCATGACACCCTTTTTTTCACCTCGTGGGACTGCTTGCTACCCAATATCTCAAACTGCCCCTAGCATAGCAAAAATTCTGTGGAGCAACACCGGGACCCTCAGAGAAGCTAGAATAATAATCCAGGGCGGAACTAACAAAGCAATAGCCACAACTGATGATCATTTTGTAACTACCACAAAGCTGGCTCATGCCTCAAAAAATGGGAAATTCAATCCTTTTAAGAAATGAACTCACAGCATCATCAATCCCATCATTTCTTCATCATACCAGTCACGAGGCTAATAAATCAGCACTAATCATTAACCGATGACAGAGTGAATCCCAAATCAAGAATCATGTGATTAAACCTAGATAATTTCCAAACCTCATTAAGAAAAAACTGATACTGCCACGGGCAGAACTGGGATTCAGACGTACGTGGCCACTCCACTGCAGGAACAACATGGCCATCCCAGTGCCCTCTTCGACCGCTCTGATGATCTTCAACATTCTAGTGTCCCTCGCCCCCGCCTCCGCTCTGGATGGCAGACTGTTGTTAGGAGCAGGTATCGTACCTACGGGAGACAGACAGGTAAATGTGTATACTTCATCTCAAACCGGTATAATTGCCTTAAAATTGCTGCCCAACCTCCCAAAGGATAAGGAGAATTGCGCTGAGGTGTCTATCAGATCCTACAACGAGACTCTGACCCGCATCCTCACCCCTCTCGCTCAATCCATGGCAGCCATAAGGGGTAATTCAACAGTATCAACTCGTGGAAGAGAGCCAAGACTAGTGGGTGCCATCATAGGAGGCGTAGCTCTAGGTGTAGCTACGGCAGCACAGATCACAGCGGCAACGGCCCTTATCCAAGCCAATCAAAATGCAGAGAACATTGCAAGACTTGCCAAAGGTCTAGCAGCTACCAATGAGGCAGTGACGGATTTAACGAAAGGAGTGGGCTCTCTTGCTATTGGGGTTGGAAAGTTACAGGATTATGTAAATGAGCAATTTAATAGGACGGGAGAGGCAATCGAATGTTTGACGATCGAATCTAGAGTAGGTGTCCAGCTCAGTCTCTATCTAACAGAGGTTATTGGAGTCTTCGGTGATCAGATCACATCTCCAGCATTATCTGATATCAGTATTCAGGCATTATACAATCTGGCTGGAGGGAACTTGAACGTCTTGCTGCAGAAGATGGGTATTGAAGGGACACAGCTAGGCTCCTTAATCAACAGCGGATTGATAAAAGGCAGACCAATCATGTATGATGATGGTAACAAAATTTTAGGTATCCAAGTAACTCTTCCATCAGTGGGTAGGATCAATGGCGCACGAGCAACTCTACTTGAGGCAATTGCGGTGGCTACTCCTAAAGGGAATGCTAGCCCATTAATACCTAGAGCTGTTATCTCAGTGGGATCGCTAGTGGAAGAATTAGATATGACTCCATGCGTGCTGACTCCAACAGACATCTTTTGCACCAGGATCTTGTCTTATCCATTAAGTGATTCTCTCACCACTTGTCTCAAAGGGAATCTTTCGTCTTGCGTCTTCTCACGTACGGAAGGGGCATTATCGACACCTTATGTTTCTGTGCATGGTAAGATTGTTGCCAATTGTAAGTCTGTGGTTTGCCGATGTGTGGAGCCACAACAAATCATATCCCAAAACTATGGGGAGGCCCTTAGCCTGATAGATGAGTCCCTATGTAGGATCTTAGAACTAAACGGAGTGATCCTTAAGATGGACGGACAGTTCACATCAGAATACACAAAAAACATAACTATAGATCCTGTGCAGGTCATAATATCTGGACCGATCGATATATCTTCTGAGCTTTCGCAGGTCAACCAATCACTAGATAGCGCACTGGAAAATATAAAAGAGAGCAATTCATACCTGTCAAAAGTGAATGTGAAGCTGATCAGCTCCTCGGCCATGATCACGTACATTGTGATAACTGTGATTTGCCTGATTTTGACTTTCGTAGCGTTAGTCCTTGGGATATACTCATATACAAAAATCAGGTCTCAACAGAAGACTCTGATATGGATGGGTAATAACATTGCGAGGTCAAAAGAGGGGAACCGGTTTTAAGTGATGGATGCATAGCCACACAAATCAGAAATGATATACTAGTTAACAGTGATCATGAGGTAATTTGTCATTGTTCAATGAAAAAAAACTAATGATAAGACGATCATGGAATTAAAAAGAAACTAGGAAGGGAATAACAAAGGACCAGTACGGGCAGAACGAGAGAGTCTCGACTCGCCGTCTGACGACAGCCGAGTCGAGAACCCGATCAAACTGTCTGCCCACGAGAGCTATCTCGCCATGGAGAGTGCAACCAGCCAAGTGTCCTTTGAAAATGACAAAACCTCTGATCGTCGGACTTGGCGAGCAGTATTTAGAGTACTGATGATAATACTCGCTCTTAGTAGCCTATGTGTAACTGTAGCAGCTCTTATATACTCAGCGAAGGCCGCAATCCCTGGGAACATCGATGCATCTGAACAAAGGATATTATCATCCGTTGAGGCCGTTCAGGTGCCCGTATCAAGGTTAGAAGACACCAGTCAGAAGATATACCGCCAGGTCATTCTCGAGGCGCCGGTAACTCAGCTCAACATGGAGACGAATATTCTAAATGCTATTACATCCCTTTCATATCAAATTGATGCTTCAGCCAACTCTTCTGGTTGCGGTGCCCCTGTCCATGACTCTGACTTCACAGGGGGTGTCGGTCGAGAGCTACTTCAAGAGGCAGAAGTTAATCTGACCATAATCAGGCCCTCCAAATTCTTGGAGCACTTAAACTTCATACCAGCCCCGACAACAGGGAATGGCTGCACAAGGATACCATCGTTTGATCTAGGCCAAACTCATTGGTGCTACACACACAACGTCGTGCTCAATGGCTGCAGAGACCGCGGCCACTCTTTTCAATATGTTGCACTAGGCATACTCAGGACATCAGCTACAGGGTCAGTATTCTTATCAACACTCCGATCTGTAAATTTAGACGACGACCGTAACAGAAAGTCATGTAGTGTAAGTGCAACCCCGATAGGCTGCGAGATGCTCTGTTCTCTTGTCACAGAGACTGAAGAAGGAGATTATGATAGCATCGACCCGACCCCTATGGTGCATGGCAGGTTAGGATTTGATGGCAAATATAGGGAAGTGGACCTTAGCGAAAAGGAGATATTCGCTGACTGGCGCGCCAATTATCCTGCTGTTGGCGGTGGCGCTTTTTTTGGTAATCGTGTATGGTTCCCTGTTTATGGAGGTCTGAAGGAAGGAACCCAAAGTGAGAGAGATGCAGAGAAAGGTTATGCAATATATAAACGCTTCAATAACACTTGCCCTGACGATAATACAACTCAAATCGCGAATGCTAAAGCATCATATCGGCCATCTCGATTTGGCGGACGATTTATCCAACAGGGTATCCTCTCTTTTAAAGTTGAAGGGAACTTAGGATCAGATCCGATCCTCAGCCTGACTGACAACTCAATCACATTGATGGGTGCCGAGGCACGTGTGATGAATATTGAGAATAAACTATACCTCTATCAGAGAGGTACTTCTTGGTTTCCATCTGCCTTAGTATACCCCTTGGATGTAGCTAATACAGCTGTAAAAGTGCGGGCGCCATACATTTTTGACAAATTCACTAGGCCCGGAGGACATCCATGCAGCGCCAGTTCACGGTGCCCTAACGTATGCGTCACAGGGGTTTATACGGATGCCTATCCACTTGTATTTTCAAGGAGTCATGACATTGTGGCAGTCTACGGTATGCAGTTGGCGGCGGGCACTGCACGACTTGATCCTCAGGCAGCAATATGGTATGGGAACGAGATGAGTACACCTACTAAAGTAAGTAGCTCAACTACTAAAGCTGCCTATACTACTTCCACATGTTTTAAGGTGACAAAAACTAAGAGAATCTACTGTATAAGTATAGCAGAAATAGGGAACACACTCTTTGGCGAGTTTAGGATAGTGCCACTATTAATCGAAGTACAAAAGACTCCTCTCACTAGGAGAAGCGAGCTCCGGCAACAAATGCCCCAACCTCCCATCGATTTGGTTATTGACAATCCGTTCTGTGCGCCCTCTGGTAACTTGAGCAGAAAGAATGCCATTGACGAGTATGCCAATTCATGGCCATAGAATTCGAAAAGAAGGAAATAACTATCTGTCTCCCTGACTGCGTTTACCTATACTATATCAATAAAATCGACAAAGAAATCTGAGCATAGTAAAATCTGACTAACTTTTGGGACATGGGTCTCTATTAAGAAAAAAATAATTAAAGAATAAGCAGACCCACTCTTGAAAGGGAGAGTATACGGGCAGAAGATGGGGTCCCAAGGGGCCTCTTCCAATGCCCATAATCTAATTCTTCCAGAATCACACCTCTCTTCACCGATTGTAAAACACAAGCTACTCTATTATTGGAGATTAACTGGGTTGCCCCTCCCGTCTGATGACCAGTATGACTCGCTCATTATTACACGTGATTGGAAAACCATCTTAAACTCCAATAAAGGAGAAGTCAGCCGCATGATAAACTTAGGCCGTCAGACTCACTCTTATCTTAATCATAAATTGCCTGTGCTCTCTGTAACACATCCTTCTACTTTAAAATGGCTCACTTCTATCAGGTCAACAATTTCAGACGAAAAGTTCGCCACTATTGAGAAATTTGTGAGGTCCCATATTAGAGCATACGGTGCCAGATTTTCTGACCTTTCTAATCTAGTCGAGAGAAAGTTATACGGAGAGTCGTATTTACCTGGTCGATCTCAGGAATTCAAGAATCTTTTATCCAATCCAGGGGTCTGGTTTCATAATCAGTGGACACATTCTCGGAACCTTTGGCTCCATGTGAAACAACTGCAACGGCACTTGATTGTGAAGTGTAGGGAACGAAAGAATGATCAGTCGATTTTCACCATTGAAGCAATTGATGGTGTGGTCTTGATAACAGCGGAATTAGTTTCAGTGGTTGACAATAGAGAGAATCGATTGACCTGCCTGACTCAAGAAATGGTTCTTATGTATGCTGATCTCTTGGAAGGGCGAAGCATGATCACACTGCACTGTTCCTTACTACCTTACCTAACACCACTCGGAGACAAAATAAACGATCTACTCTCTCTAGTAGACGAATTATCGTTGACCATTAAAGGAGATATTTATGAGATAGTAGCAATCTTGGAAGCAATGGCATACAGTGTGGTCCAGTTATTTGAACCTAATGAGCTGTTTGCAGGAGACTTCTTCTCCTTTAACTTATCAGAGATCAAGACATTACTCTTGCTTCATTTTTCTACTCCTATTGCAGACTCCATTATCCGCGCTATTAGTGTGATTTATAGCGGTATCTCTTGTGATCAAGGAGCAGAGATGTTGTGTGTATTGAGGTTATGGGGTCACCCATTGCTCACTGCCTCGACTGCTGCAAAAGCAGTAAGAACCCAAATGTGTGCCCCCAAAATCATAGACTATGATATAACAATGCAGGTGCTGTCATTCTTTAAAGGTACCATAATAAACGGTTATCGAAAGAAGAATTCAGGGATCTGGCCTAAAGTCAATCCTTCATCTATCCATTCGGAGATCATACATCAATTGTACTTAGATTCTGCAGAGATTAGCCATGCAATAATGTTACGCGAATACAAGGCCCTTTCGTTGTTAGAGTTTGCTCCATGCATTGACTTTGATCCAATAAGTGATCTTAGCATGTTTTTAAAAGACAAGGCAATCGCAAGACCTTCCAGAGAGTGGTTGTCATCTTTCAAGACTAATTTACTAACCTCGGCAGATAGGCCCAAAAAGAACTCAAGCCAGGCAAGTAATCGATTACTATTGGAATTTCTAGAATCATCGGAATTTGACCCATATAAGGAGATGGAATATCTTAACTCTCTTGCTTATCTCGATGATGATGATGTGTCAGTCTCTTACTCACTCAAGGAGAAAGAAGTCAAAATCAACGGTCGGATTTTTGCAAAGCTCACAAAAAGCCTACGAAATTGTCAAGTGATGGCAGAGAGTATCTTAGCAGCGGAAATAGCTCCTTTTTTTCAAGGGAATGGAGTGATTCAGGACAGCATATCCTTATCTAAAAGCATGTTGGCAATGAGCCAGATGTCATTTAACTGCAATAAAGACCGCCTTCTTAACACGAAAAGACGGATATCATCAATCCGAGAGTCGTCTAATAATCAAAAAGAGAAGATTAGATTAGCCACATTCTTAACGACAGATCTCTCAAAATATTGCCTAAATTGGAGATACCAGACAATAAAACCATTCGCAAGAGCAATCAACCAGCTTATGGGTCTCGAGCACTTCTTTGAATGGATACATTTGCGCCTGATGAATACTACTATGTATGTAGGAGACCCGTACAACCCTCCTCAGGAAGTAGTGACAGGGGATATTAACGATCAGCCTAATGATGACATCTTCATAGTAAGTGCAAGAGGTGGAATAGAGGGTCTTTGCCAAAAACTCTGGAGTATGATCTCAATATCAGCTATCAACCTGGCAGCTACGAGAGCAGACTGCAGAGTAGCCTGCATGGTACAAGGGGACAACCAAGTAATTGCATCCACGAAAGAAATCCATTGCAGTGATGACCCAGAGCAGGCCCTCCGTCAATTACACGAATTAAGCGACCGCTTCTTTAGAGAGCTGATTATCGTAAATCATGGATTAGGGCATAACCTCAAATTGAGAGAAACAATGAGATCCAACACATTCTTTGTGTACAGTAAACGAGTCTTTAAGGATGGTAGAATCTTGAGTCAGCTCCTAAAGAACGCTGCAAAAATCACACTTATCTCTGGTGATCTGGGTGAAGACACAGTGGCATCTGCAAGTGACATTTCAGGTACAATTGCTCGGATCTGTGAGAACGGTGCTGGAAAGGACTTTTCTTACCTGTTTAATTACTATATGTTATGTGTTCAATTTTATTTTGACCAAGAATTCTCTATTATCAATCGGGCAGGTCACGATATTAGAAAGACATCTCTTGGAAATATTGAATTAGTTCATAATTATTTGCTCACTCCATCCCAAGTTGGCGGCGTCAATGGTTTGCAATATGTGAGGTTGTACAATAGAAATATAGGGGATCCGGGAACCACAGCATTTGCAGAGATGAAACGCCTGGTGAGTGCACAATTGTTATCACGCAGTGTGATTGAGAATGTGATGACCCGACCACCGGGATCTGGCAATTGGGCGACTCTATGCAGCGATCCTTACTCATTTAACTTCGATGGAACCCGCAGCCCGAGCATTGTCCTTAAGAAACACACTCAAAAAGTATTATTTGAGTCGTGTTCTAATCCCTTACTAGCAGGTGTGCACCAAGAGGATATGGACTCAGAAGAGAATGACCTTGCTAGATTCTTGCTTGATCAAGAATACATTCATCCTAGGGTAGCGCATGTGATAATGCAGGCTAGTTCCATCGGGCGAAGAAAACAGATTCAAGGGTTATTAGATACAACTTCAACCATCATTAAGTATGCGCTGGACAAGAGGCCTCTCAGTATCAAGAAGTCAGAGAGGATACAAAATTATCCGGCCTTGCATTTCCAACTGTACGAAGAGGATGTCTGGAGCCCGACCCGCAGGAATTCACCACTGATATCCTCTGATATGTGCTCAGTGTCTCTTGCTGATTACTGTCGTAATAGAAGTTGGTCTGTGCTTACCGGTGGTCGTCCTATACTAGGCGTATCCAATCCAGATTCCCTTGAGTTGATATCTGGTTGCATAGTTTCCGTGAGTGGGAGCTGTAGGCTCTGTGATAGTGGCGACTCACAATACACTTGGTTTCATCTGCCAGGTAATATCGACCTTAGTGATGATGCAGTCGGGAATCCAGCTATAAGAGTTCCTTATCTAGGATCAAAAACTCAAGAACGAAGAGTGGCATCTATGGCGAAGATCAGAGCAATGTCTCCACACACGAAGGCAGCCCTTAGAGCATCTTCTGTATTGATCTGGGCGTTCGGAGATAATGAGATAAATTGGGAAGCTGCACTGGCCATAGCTAATAGCAGATGTGCGATTGACTTAGATCACCTCAAAGTGTTGGCCCCTCTGCCTACAGCAGGAAATTTACAACACAGGTTGGATGACGGGATATCTCAGGTAGCTTTTACCCCTGCTTCATTGTACAGAGTCTCATCCTACGTGCAAATATCCAATGACTCACAGCGACTGATTACAGAAGAAGGTGTGCGTGAAAGCAATCTTATTTATCAGCAAATCATGTTACTCGGATTGGCATCTCTTGAGGCACTCTTCCCGTTAGGAACTAAATATGTCACAGAGAGCCTCACACTCCATCTTCATAGTGCCCACAGTTGTTGCTTGAGAGAGGCATCCGTATCCTTCCCAATTGCATTGAAAGGTGATCCGCCTTCTCTTCGTAAAGAAGTGCAGAACAGATTTATGTATGATCCTAACCCAATATCTCTCATAGAGATCCCAAAATTAGATATCACTGTTTTTAGATCGTATGAGTTGAACCTTGACTCTTATTCGACAATTGATCTGATGGAGGTATTAGCACTCTCTACGGGGAAGTTGGTGGGCCAGTCAATAATTAGTTATGATGAAGAGACATCCATCAAAAATGATGCAATAGTGGTTCATGACAATTCCAGAAATTGGATCAGCGAGTTCCAAAATTGCGACACAGTAAAATTATTAGAGTATGCCGCACTGGAGATTCTCCTGGATTGCTCATACCAGATGTATTACTTGAGAGTGATCGGCTTTGAAAATATAATGCTTTACCTATCAGACACCATCAGGGCTATGCCCGGAATATTGTTATCCAATTTGGCAGCCACTGTTTCGCATCCTAGTATTTTCGGCCGTCTCTATAGGAGCGGAATGGTTAGTACACAAGGGTCTCACCAATTGGCATCTATTGACTTCATAAGTCTGTCATCTCAAGTCCTAATGAAAGCTATCAGAAGGATGTTGACTAGCTTCATACAAGGCGACAAACCTATACTATTATTCCCGTCAGTTCTAGATGACACCATAAATGATAAGTTCTTACAACTAATAGCTAGATACTGCTGCTTAGTGACGCTCTTATTCGCTAAAAATGACAAGGTACCAAAAATCAGGAACATGTCTCCTGAAGACAAATGCCGTGAACTCACTCAGTATCTTGTGTCACCAAGCACTAGTCGGAATTATCCCCATGTTGACATGAATGACCTTCTCACACCAAAGATAGATACATTCCCTGCGAACTTATATTATATGGCTAGGAAGAGTCTTAATCTGATAAGGGAAAGAGAGGATCGCGATACAATTTTGGCTCTCATCTTCCCGATCCCATACCACGAAGAGCTCTCACATGAAAAAGACCCGTTAACGGAAGTGAAGGATCCCTTTTATACGGGAGAGTGTGCATTCCTAATTGAACTAAGACAGGGGACCGATGCATCAAGGGATCTCACAAAAGATGAACTAGAGACAGTGTTACCAGTGAGTAGATTATCCAACCAGGCAACGGCGGACTTACGGAAATACCTTTTCAGAGGGATTGGACAGGCATCTTCATCATGGTACAAAATTGGACAATTATTCTCAATCCCTGAAGTCAGACAGAGTCGAGGCACGAATGCCTTATACTTGGGTGAAGGAAGTGGTGCTCTCATGTCCTTGACTGAGTTATACCTCCCCCATCGAATGATATACTATCACACACAGTTTGATAATGCCATGAATCCCCCGCAGAGACACTTTGGACCTTCTCCATCTCAGTTTTTAGACTCAGTGGTGTACCAGAACATGCAAGCAGACATTCCATGTGCATTAGGATTCATACAAGAGTTCAAAGTGTTATGGAGAGAGGTGGCTGCAGAAACGGACTTGACCAGAGGTGAGAGTGTTACATATATAACAACTTGTATCCCGTGCCAGGGAATCGGATTCCTTATGGTAGATGCTGAGTTGCCTTCTGATTCCCCTGTTAGTGTGATAGAGGAATTCATAACCAATATCATGACCATAGGATTATTTTGTATGGCTGATAAAGGAGTGATGATAATCAAAGCCTTATTTACTAGGACTTTAGAGTTCAATTTTATGGTGAACTGCATGATGCTGGCAGCCGATCGAGTTATACTCATTAGTAATGGACACATGTGTCGGGGGGACGGAGAATGCTACATAATAGGTTGGTTTAGGAGCTGTGTATCTGCAATACACGCTGGTAGGGTTATCCAAGGAGCCAAACAGAAGGCCAGGAGCGGAGTGTGCCTTTTGGACCCCTATCAGACTCAGGAATTAGTAAAATTATTTGTCGACCAACAGGCAAAGGTAGATGAAATAATTACAGCGCCTTTAGAGAATCTCACAAAGTACTTGACTCACAATATTGACACAGCTCTTCTTGCTGCAGGAGGGAGACCAACTCGTCCTCATGGATGTGACAATGCTATCATAAGCCCTGCGGATGATATAGCCTTCAAGGAGATAATTGTAAAGCATATTGACACCGCACTAAAAAGTATCATATACTTTTTTGACGAAGGGTGCCTTGCAGATACTGTTTTTCTTCTGACCCCCTATAATCTGAGCAACAGGGGGAAGGTTTCAACCTTAGTCCACCAAACTGTGAGGCAGTTATTTGAACAAGAGTTGATGCGAGTAAGAAAAGAAGATTTATTTACGATTGACAGAATGATCACTCTAGTAATGCTCGGACGCATTACCCTGAATGATATCATTCACTGGAAGGAATACTTGAGACGCTCTTCTTGTAAGAAATACGTCAGACAGCGCCTTGGTTCAGAAAAGGTTAAGACTATCTTTTGCTATGATTCTGAGGTCGTATTAAACAGGTCTACTCAGAAAATTTACATGAAGGTGATTGGGAATGCAGTTAAAGGGTATTACGGGCAAGATTAATAGAGTTAAGTATAATAATAGTTATCTATAGAATGTATAGTTATAATAATCGTAAGCATAGTGTAGATTTAGACTTTCGAAGTCGTCTTCTAATCAATTAGAAAAAACATGGAAAGTAACCCGAGAAGAAACTACTAAAGACGTAATCCACCAAATCTTTGTTTGGT